TGGCTAAAATACCGCTAGTGATTCCGTTTAAGATTCCCGGTGGAATTGCACTGATGAACCTAGATATTGCTGAAATCCCTTGAGAAATCCAGTTAACAAGCGTTCCAATGCCTGATGCAATACCAGATATGATAGATTGCATCTCTGAACTGCCTAAAACTTCACCAAGTGATGATCCAATGGTTTTTAGGGCGTTCCATGTATCTTGCACTGCTGCCTTGAACGACTGAAATGCTCCAGTGTCAGCAAATGAGCTGATGAAACTCCTTACTGATGTCGTGGCAATATTCAAGGCTTGTGAAATGCCGTTAGCAATGTCACCAAACACTGAGCCAATGCCCTGCATGAGCTTGCTACCATCAATATTGCTGAATAGCTGCTTGATTGAGGTTGAAATGTAAGTTAAGGTCGCACCCAGATTTTTCAAAGCTCCTGTATTTGAGAAGCCTTTCCAAAGCGATTGCAATCCACTGCCAATCTTGTCAGCGATGCCATTGATATCAACTCTTTCTAATGCATCAGTAAGTCCAACGACTGCCTTAATACCGATTTGATTGAGTTTTTCAAACTGTGGCATCAATTTGTTAGCAAGAGACTCTTTCATCCCGTCAATCGCTTGGTCAACGGTCTTGAACTCTGTGGCCATCTTGCTGAAAGTGTCGTTAGTACCGACCTTAGCGATAGCATCAAAGAAGTCCTCTGTCTTAATCTTACCGTCCTGGACTGCTTGGACCATTTCGGCGGTACTCATGCCCATTTCTTTTGCAATCGCCGCAATACCGGCAGGCGTTTGCTCTAGCATGAGTTTGAAGTCTTGCCATTGAACTTTAGGCTTAGCGGCCATTTGGGTTGCTTGCTGGCTCAAAGTCTTCATGGCTTGTTGCGGATTTTCTGCCGCTGCTGCAAGGCCACCGAACCCCTTAACGAGCTCTGTTGTATTCTTTGTTCCAACCGCTGCTAACTGAGAATAGGTAGAAGCCATGTCGGACGCTGAATAGATGGTCTTGGTTGCAAAGTCCTGCAACTCGCCTTTGACTTGCTGAATTTGAGCAGTAGGCATGTTAATCTGTTGCATGTTGCCTTCAAAGGTCTTCCACGCTTTAGTCGAGCTATTAAGCTCACTTACCATCGACTTCATGCCGTTACCAAGGGCACTAATACCGCCCATGATAGCACCACCGATTAAATTAGCACCGAGAACAGACTTGAAGACCGAACCAACTTTCCCGGCTGAACCTTTCAACCCCTCCAAAGCTCCCTTGATACGTTTAGCCCCACTCTCAGCGTCTTTTCCATCGAATAGCGCCTTGATGGTGACTGTACCATCTGCCATAGATTATCCCTCCTTTCTAAAATTCTTCTTCGTATTCTTCATCTTCCTCGACAATCTCGTAAGGGAGAGCATAATCTTTCTGAAGTCTACGCATTTCCTCTTTGTACTCTGCCGAGTCGCCCTTTTGCGGCTTCCATTTCCGGATTTTGATAACTTCCATAAACTTGGTGCCCTCTGGCAGTCCGGAAAGTAGAGCGTTGAATTTTTTCCAGTGTAGTTCGCCCTGGACATCGAATAAATCAATGCCGTAAGCCTGCAAAAATGACGCATAGATATAGTCACCGTCATAGCGGATGTCATAAGGGGCTCTCTCTTGCCCTTTATCGCTTGCAACGGTCTTCATAGGGTTTCCTGCCAAGTCATACTCGACATGGTTGTCCTCAACCGTTGAAAGGCTAATATGTTCTTCGAAAACCTCGTTGAACACCTCTGACATTTCCTCGACAGTGAAGTCTTCTAAAGTCTCACCGGTCAAAATACGAATGCCAAAATGTGGCTTAACAAACTCTGGAACATCTTCATCCCTCCACATTTCAAAGAGCCGTAGAATGTTATCAAAGGACAGATTAAGAGGAAACTCTTTATCATCGATTACTAACTTGTCTGTTAGTTTTCGTGATAAATCAAGCATTTAGATACTTATCGAGGGCTGCTTTTGAGTTTTGGTTTTCAAATTCTTCTGAAATACCTTTAATAGCTTCAATGAGATAGAACATAGCATTAATTGTTGACTGACCAGCAAATGCATAGACTTGATTAAAGGCTTCTTTGTCGTCAAACACTTGATTAAAACCATCTTCTACCAATGCTTTCAACGCTCCGAGAGCTTCTTCATCGCTTGTTTCTTGGAACGCTTGCCCTTTAGCTTGCAAGTCCTCACCAACAGCCTTCATGCGTTGAATGTTGCCGTCTGACACTGGGAAATTAAGCTGGAACTCACCGAAATCGACCGGAATGACATTGCTACGTTTTTTAATTACTACCATGTTTGTTATTCTCCTTTAATACGAAAAAAAGAGGGTAAGGGCTAAACCCCACCCTCTAGTTGTCTTATCTTTGTTTTATTTAGTTAGATTATCCGCCTACGACTGGTGTACCAGTTTCTAATGTTGCACCAGAACGAGCTGCACGTCCAGAAGTTTCTGAACCAGCTCCCGCTACTGCTGCGGCTGGTGCTGATGTAACTTCGTGTTTTTCTGGAGTACGTGACCAGTTAACTTGAAACTTGATTGTTTCAAGCTCTGAAGCTTCACCGTCACCAACTTCAATTTCAGAAAGTCGAGCAAGCCCTTCTTTGTAAGTCTTACCATCGGCAGTAACTTCTTTGTACCAAACGATGAGATCATCAGCTACGGCATCTTCTTTATCTACGACAAAGTTTTGAGCTTTATCAGCGTAATCACGGTGGCCTTCAAACGAACGACCACGTGATTTTGAAGTGATAACTTTTTCTTTTGTCCCGTCGCCGTCGAAGTAAGCAACGTCATCGTCTTCTGCATCGTTTTCCGGTGCAGATTCTTTGATACCCTTGGCGATCCACATGTATTTGTCTTCGGTTGGTGGAGTGTCTGGATGTTCTGAATCGAACGGTGCGATATAGTGTTTGCGAATCGCATTTTTAAATTTAGCCATTAATTAAGGCTCCTTTCTACTTCTAGTCTTGCCTGTAGGTCAAGCAAGTAAATGTAATAGTCTTGGTCATTGACGTCATTTAAACTCGGAGTTTCAACCTTCAATGACAAGAATGTGTAAGAATTGTTTAAACTTGGTAATTCAAGACCGATTTTGGAAAGTTCAAAGTTGATTTTCCAAAGAATCGCGTTCACTTTCTGCTGGTCTATTGATTTGATGGCGATTTCGTAAGGCAACGACAGAATCTGTGTGCCAGCCATGTCTTCGTCTTCAACCTTGCCACCAGGTAATGCGTATATTACCAAGTCTTCACCTTCGTTAAGGTAATCTAGTCGAGGTGTTAGTGGCAAGCCTAGACCAGCTAAGAAATCTTGCAACACCTCTGAAAAATCATTATTGTTCATTAATTAACCCCCATGGCACGAAGTGCGACCTTGCCCCACTCTTTAGAATATTTAGAAGACGCCTTCTTGTCCCAGCGTTTCCCAGTCCCTGGAGTGGTGTATTTGCTGAAAGTCCAACTCTTGTTCTTGTTGTAACTAGACCCATAGAATTGAGCCCTTGCATAAGGCCCCGGATATCTAATACCATCGCTAAAAGCTGAGCCGCTACCGCTCAAAGTTCCGTCTCTACGAGGGATAAACTGCTCCATGTCATCTATCATTTGGCTAATCATGGCAACCTTTCCACGTTTGACCGCTTCGGGACTGCATTTCTTTTCAAGGCCCTGCAAGTCTACCTTGATAGTTACATCAGCACCCATCAAATCACCTCGACTTCATAGCATAGAATTGTATGCTTAAACGGATGATACTGAGGGATAATTTTACGAATGATGTAGTCTCGGTGAGTGTCGTTTACTCGACCATTCAACCAACTATCATCCAACTCAATGGGTGTGTATTTCGGATAGATCATAAGGACTGAAAAATTATTCTCGTTACGAGACTGACCACTGCCAGTGTGTGATACTGACCTATCAAACCTTACATGTTTCAATGCAATAGGTTCTGAGTAGGTCTCTTTGCTCCATTTATCAACGCTAGCAGGCTTTTGGATAGTGACAGTATCAACTAACATGCGTTTATCTATCATAAGACACCGCCTTACAGCCAAATCCGGCTAGTGTGAGCCAGTTTAGAGCGTCAAGGGATAGATTGTACCTCTGACCACTGTTAGAAGACTTAGAGCCGTTCTGATAGCTTACATGAGTACGTCCGACAGTCATGCTTGCCAGCGATGTCTTATCCTCGGCAGTCATAACACCGCTTGAATCAAGATAAGCGATTTGATAAGCTACCGCCTTCTTAACCGCTTGTCTACGTGGCTCGAAGTCCGTTTCAAAATCGGTGAAATCGTAGAAGTTTTTGATATACAAATCAACAATGAGCCTAGCTCTAGCTGCTAGCGTTTCAAAGTCTTCTACGTCTTCAAAACCAAGTTTTAAAAATTCCGTTTCGGTTAAATATGTCATTTAACCACCTCCTTCATCATTTTAGGAGGTCTACAAGTTCCGCTTTAGTCAGCGTTGAAATGCCAGTGAGACCACGTTGTTGTGCGATAACTCGCAAATCAGCGACAGTCTTGTCTTCTAGTGTTTCAGCCACTTGTTCTACTGTTTCAGTAGTGGGAGTGGGTTCAGTGTCGTTCAAATGACGACGCATTAACATACCCATTAGGCACCTCCGAACTTAACCACCTTAGAGTCATCGTAGAGATAAACACCGTAGTATTCATCACCAGAATAAACAGTGGTTTTCTTCAAAATATCACGGTCGTTTTCAATCATGACATCACGTTTCAAGTTGATCACGAATGCACCATATTTGGCGTCGTCGTCTGTGTCTGTTTGAAGTGAAGAAACTTTTACGAGGAAGCCTTTTCCTTCCTCGACTTTCTTAGTGCGAACGATTTGCACGCCAGCAACTTCACCGAATGTGCCAGAAACGACAACATCAGCACCAACTTCTGAGCCTTTCAACCAGTTTTGACCAGCGTCAGCACGCAATTTAATAGCGTCCTTCGGATTGACAAGGGCAACATAGCGAGCGTCTTCTTCGTCTGCGAAGATTTCCAAGGCTTTGTCAATGTTAGCTACTGAAACAGGAGCTTCAGTGATGTTTTGTGTTGCAGTTTTAGCAATTTCAACGATGTCGTTGTCAACCTTGTTAGCGATAGCCAAAGCAATCTGATTAGTAGCTTCACCGTAGACATTGCCATGCCCGACCAAAGCAGCCTTATCAGTGATTTCAATAGCTTTACCAGCTTGCTTGATTTTCATTTTTGTTTCTTTAGTGCCAAGTTGGTCAATCGGGATTGATTGTCCTTCAGTGATTTCAGTGGCATCTCCTGAATATGTCCATTGTGGCACTGTAAGCTCATCCCCGGGACGTCCTACGAGAGTTGTTTCTACCACAGCGAGTGGTGTGAATTTGATTAGTTTAGGCAATTTAGCTGAAACCATGTCAGCCATAACCTGTGGATTGATGACTTGTGCAGTCGTTGTTGTTCCAAGAACCATAGATTAAATCATCCTTTCAGTTGTTGATATAGCTCTGGGTCTTTATCAAAGAGTTCTTGACGCTCATTGATTCCCATACGTTTAAAATCTTCTTTAGTGAGACCATTCTGACTAGCAGTTGGGTTGCCACCAGCGAAGATTTTAGGTTGTGCTGCTTGTTCTTCTTGTTTGAAAAGATATGGGCTTGTCTCTTTCAATCCTTTAATAACCTTGTCTAGTTTAGGTTTTCCGGTTTCATCAAGTTCGATTTCGTCAAAATTGATGAATTTAGCAAGGTCGTCCGAATTGTGAGCGTCCACATCCTTCAAAGCTAGACGAATAGCATTTGATTTAGTAACTTTCGCAAGGTTAGCTTCATTCTCTGACTTGTAAGTGTCGAATTTAGCTTGTAAGTCCGTCAATTGTTGTTTGAGTTCCTCACTCGCTCCCTCTTTAGCCTGCAAGTCGTTGAGTGCTTGGCTTTGTTGCTCAAGTTGTTGTTTAAGGCTGTCGTTTTCGGCTTGCAATTCAGATTTAGCTTGTGCTTTCGCATTCTCAATCCCAGAACCGTACGCATTCATTAAGGAATCAATAACTGCCTTGTCTGTAATACCAGCTTCAACTAACATGTCACGTTTTAAACTCATGCTTAAAACTCCTTTGTTTTACGTCCGGTGGACTATATTAGCCCAGTTTTACGACATTTGGCAGGTCAAAAAGAAAAACCGCATCAAATTGATACGGTTTTATTAGTAGTCTGTTCCTACGAGTCAAGAATTGGATCACCAGCTTTCTCTATAATCCATGTCTATACGTAGTATTGTTAATAATACTAGTTTACATCTTTTAAGCGTGTTTTTTTGCCATCTTGCGAAGCTTTATCTCTGCTTCAGCTTCTCTCAAAGGGTCACTGTAATAGCGTTCTCTCGAGTAATCACGATGCAAGAATGGGTGTTGTGCCAGATATGACCTCATTGCAGCTTGTTTTGACTTAACTTGCCCTTTGTATTTGCTTATCAGTTCCTCGTCCTCTAACTTATTAGCGACGTGAAGTAACTCTTTTGACTTTTTGATAGAGCGTTCTATAGCTCTCTGTTTAGATTGAGCATTAGCGTTCTCTATTGCCTCCTCTGGTGTTAGGTTTTTCAAGTGGTCTGGTAAGTCTGGTTTATAATTAGCTCCCGGAATAAACGGTGTCATAGTATGGCCACAGTTAATGCCTTGGCATCCGCCGGGCTTACCGTATCCATAATCATCGAGCGCAAAGATTTTTTCGCCTTCCTCAACTCTAGCTTGACCAGTGGTAACTATCTGGTGTTGCAACGGTGCGCACATTTCACGAGCTGCAGGTTTCATCGAATAATAGAATGTATCGATTCCTAGCTCATCAGCCGGCGCCTTCCTTGCTTCACGATAGACACGCCACGATGTAGTTTTAATGATCGTTCTAGCGTAAGCATCAGCTCTCCAACGTTTACCGCCCTTGTCAGTAAAACCATAGAAACCTCTCTCAGCCCATTTCATTACTGTTGTTGAAATAGCCTTGTCTGGATTCATCAAACCAGTGATTACCTTTGCGACAGTTTCCTCAACAATATCTTGATAGACCTTTCTGACGCTCTTAGGCAGCGTGGTATTGATAAGATTGTCGATATCTCCTGTTGTCTGATTAACATAGTTTGCTAACGTGGTTTGGATAAGGTTATTGGTAATAAAATCACCCCCACCCATTGATTCTAAAAGTTGGGTTTTGGTGTCCTTATATACCTTATATCCTTCATTCTCAATAACATACCTTAGTTGTTCTTCAGCGACCCCGGAATATCTAGCAATGAGCTTGATGTTGTCTTTGTTAAGCAAGCCCATCTCACTCATTTTCTCTAGTTGCCAGATATAAGGGTTGTCCTCAAGGCTAGCAGTCCCACGTTCTCTAATTCGGTCAACGACTTGGTCAAACAAGTCCATCGTCATTTGGTGGTAGATGTCAGCAACACGGCTAGCGTCAAGCATTAGTTGTTGATCATTTAGTTTGATAGGTTTCTTCTTAGCCATAGCCTATCACTCCCCGTATATGTCAACCTCTTCACTTGTCCTAAAGCTATCAGCACTTACCATGGTTTCATCATTGATAGCTTGGTAAATCTCTTGTGCTTGTTCTTCAGTCACGTTAAGAGTTTTCTCGATGGCCATAACCTTCGGAGCAAAACCAGACGCTACCATCTTAGACCAGTAATCAAACTCAGCATTACGATCAGTGAACACACCATCGTCCAAATCTACACTGATTTCATCCATCGTTGGAATTTCACCAGTGTAGAGATTGTAGACCTTAGCAAGCTCTAGGATTGAGATTACAAGCTCTTTTAACGATTGCTCGACAAGAGTAGCGATAGAATTACGCATTTGGTATGTGTCTGATTGCTCTGACACTACCTCAGTAGCAGTCTTCATGCTCTTACCATCGAAACTAAACATACCAGCTGACACGCCTAATTGCATTTCAAATAGGCTCAATCCTTTGTTAATAGCCTTGATGTAATCGTCCGAACGGATATCTGTAGTAAGGTCAGTAATACCGATACCCTTATCCATATCACCGCTATCGAATTGTTCATAGACATTGTGACCTGTTTCAAACTCACGTTTGACTGTCACTTTCTCACCGCTGGTGTCATACTCAGTCTTAATCATTTGAGTAGGTACTGCCACACGACGCTGTCCCATCTTAACTTCCCACATAAATTCATCATAGGTCGTATTAATGAAGTCCATCGTAGTCTTAGCGTTGTCAAAGATAGATAAGCCTAGAGGACTGTTAATGTCCTTGTTGTTCATTCCAGGCGGCTTAAGGTACGTAAATAATGGTCTTGTGAGCCCGTTGAGTGTGACAGTCTCTTCTAAATCCTCATAGAGCATTGTTAGAGGTACACGTTGACCGATACGAGTTTTAGACTCAGATTCGTATAACTCATTGCTGATCGTGTAGTTATCCTTAGTCCACTCGTGGAACTCAATTAGACTGTAGTATTTAGTCTTCTGGCCTTCTGTCTTGAGTGTTTTAGTCACGATTGCAGCGCTCGATACATCTTGGGTGTTCGATTGCAACGGCAAGAATACTGGTGCTTGTACGAATGACACTCTGACACGATCTTCATCAACATAAGGACGCATTGCCAAACCACCGAGAGCAAGACAGCTCTCTAAGTAGCGTTCAAAGTTCTTGCTAAATCTATCAGTCTTCAGTGTCTCATTGATGAATGTATCAGCGGTTTCATTATCAACTTGAATCTTAGCCTGCTCATTAAATACGAGACTAGCTACCTTCTTCGAGGCAGTTCGTCCGATAGGCAAGTGGTTGAAATCACGTTTTAACTGTGTTCCGTTGCTATCTTGATAGCTAACTCGGTCAAAGCTACCTGCGAAATAGCGTAGGTTATCCATGATACGATTGTACTCTTCTGGTGATATAGCAATTTTAGGGTGGTCGGTGATACTGTTTAGACTTTGGTTAGTCATAACATAATTACTCCTTTTTAAAAAATCCTTAATGGTCTGTATAATTCCCATTCTTCATTCTCCTATGCTTTGAGACCGAGGTCTCTTGCATTATCTAATACGAAATATTTAAACTCATCAACTGTGTGGTCATCCTCTTTAATAACTTTCGGATCATCAGAATGTATCGTTTTTTCGTCGTAACGATACATCTTGTGTTCTTCATAGAATATTTTGTTTGCTGGTATATCGAGGTAATAGAACCGTCCCTCAGCTAGTAAGCTGATAACCATATCAATCATGGTTTGATTCTTCTTCTTAGCAACCGGATGCCATCTCTCGCCAAAATCTTTGAAGTATTGGTTTCTCAAAGCACCCTCAGCACTATCAATGGTCATGCGTAGTTTTGGCACTCGGTACTGTTTGAGTACCTTGTCGATGAAATTACTAACCATGACAGTTAGCTCGCTAGGTGCCTTCTTGACGACTTGACCAGCCGGGCTGTAATAGAATGTATCTAACAGAATCACATTACCCTTTGCCGTAAGGCCATAAGCACCGCACGCTGTAGCTGATTGCTGGTGTCCGGTATCCATTGCGAATGATATCCCGATAAGTCTATCGTCCGTTGGTAAGCTGTCGATAGCGTGGAACGTACTCATGTTATACACTTGATTACCAAGACCGACAGCTTCACCTAGATATAAGTAGCGGTAGTAATCGTAATCATTCTGCTTAATGCGTTCGATATCTTCCAGCATTTGCTCGGTCACAAAGCCTAATTTGTCATCAAGATAGGTGCTTGAGTGTGCCAGATAGTTGTCATTAGTCTTGATGTCTTCAAACCACTCATTTATCCAACTATAAGGATTCCTGGGTGGGTTGTAAGACCAAAAGAATTGCACAAACGGGGCTTTCTCATGCTTTTGACGCATGAAAGTAACGTTAGACTGGTCGAAGTCCTCAGCGTCGTTAAACTCAGCCGCTTCCTCGTACCAGACTGCGATAATGTTCCCGATGTCATTTGATTTCAGCTTCTGGAAATCGTCTTGACCGTAGAAATAAAACGTCGAACCAGTACGCTTGTGAACAATCTTAAACGGGCTTACAGTGGCCCTGAACTGATTGTCCAGACCAAATAGACTAATGGCCCATAGAACCTTATTAAACACGCTGTCGCGGATTGTTTTGCCCACTTTACGAATAACTACCACGTTAGCTTTTTCACCCATCATGATGTACTTAATCATCATATAGACGAGCTTTAGCACGATAACCGAGGACTTGAAAGAGTTACGTCCGCCCTTTAAAACGTTATAAGGCTTTTGAGACTGCCAAACCGATTTAAAATGCGGGTTTACGTTTTTCTGAATATCAATCGTCGTCATTAGGGATTTCCTCCCATGCGTTGATGATATTGACATTCATAGTTCCCTCGACACCACTGTCTAATTGTTCTTTGAGTTTCTTAATTTCAAGTTCTAATTTCTCGGATTGTTTTGCAGTCGGGTAGCGTTTCATGATCTCACTACCAGCTTTAATGACCTCGGCGATAGACGGAGGTTTTTTCGTTTTAACAAACTGACCAGTCATAGTGTTGAGCTCGATGACTTCTTCCATGAGCTCCTGCCGCAAAATCGAAGTGAAAACTTGCATAACTTCGTCTTGTTTTGCAATTTTCTTCTTCTCAAGCTCTTTCATCCGCTCTTCGATATAAGCTTTGATACCAACATTTGCCAACAATTCGTGACTTCTTTTCCTAGCGTATTTTTCGGAATAGCCCGCTTTTATCGCTGCCGTTTGAGCCACGCCAGTTATAAGATATTCGTCTGCAAACTTCTTCTGTCTTTCGTTCATTAATCCTCCTTTCTATGCACGAAAAAAGCAAACAGACCTAAGTCCATTTGCTTGCTAGCTTATATTATCGCATATTTTATGCCTATTTTTTTGCCAAAGCGCACTTCCAAAGATAATCCCGATAGCCTTCAAACCACAGATTAACCAACCTATAGGCATTTCGTTCGCTGATGTAATACTCTAGTGCCATCGCTTGAATATTTGCATGTCTAAATACATAGACTTCTTTGATGATATTAAGCACGATTTCATCAGAATTGTCGATATATTCTTTAGTGCATTTTAACCAATGACGGTATTTCATCAGTTCACTATCAGTTTCTTTTCGAAGCACGATAACTTCACTATTTTCTTTGTCTGGATTTTCCAGCTCTTGCTCACGTTTCATAATCTTCTCGTTGAGCAGTGTGTTCCCATTAATCCCTCGGTTGAAGTATAGTGTTAGAATGTTGATATACTCCTTAAAATCTACATTTAGCCGTCTACTGTATTTTTTAGTTTCCATGCAAGAGGCCTTTCATGTTATAATAGTATTAAGAAATTCGTAGAAGTCCTGGGCATTAGTCTGGGTCTTTTTTTATTTTATATCCGCATTGATAACAAGAATAAAGAGCGGAGAAATGTACCACCTCCCATACATTAGATTTAGCCATGCCACCAGTAATGCAAGGCTAAGGTTGAAAAAATACAAAAGGATTCCTCGATTCTATAACTTATTATTTACTGGATTTTTGATGTCGAGGTCTGTCAGCTCGACGGTGTTGAAAAAGTGTTAAAAAGTGTCTCTTGGATATTTTGACAGACTAACAGCCAGTGACGGAATCAAACCGTCTATATCATTCTGGCTACAAACCAATTGCTAATGCCGTGTATAGAGCACGCTTAACGCTGGGTTTCTTGCGACCTAACTCGCCTTTAGTGCGATATTCAAGAACAATGCGGTCAACTTCATTGTCCAATTTCTCAGGCCATTCGTAATTATTTAAGACATATTTGGCAATCTTGCTGAATAAGTCTCTGGAAAGTAGCCCTTCCATTTGGATGACCTTAAGCGGCGTTAGAACGATACACTCGACATAACATCGATTGATTGAGTCCTTGATTCTGTTAGCTTCTTTCCTATCGCAGCCTTTAACGTCCATGATGTATTTAGCTAGGCTATTCTTATAATTCGCCCTAAGCACTTCAACTTCTGCACGAAAACGCTTATACAAGTCTTCTGGCAGTCCAGCATTAGTCCTGTCTACTTCTGGGCGCGTGATTGTCCCTCTCGTATAGTGTTTAGAGAGATAATCTTGAATATCGATGAATAATTCATCAGAAATAATGCCTTCCAGCTCTTTCGCAGTTTTGGGCGACAATTTCAACCGTCCCACAACCACGCTATTAAACTTCTGATAAATATTTCTGGCTTGCGCTTCACTGCACTGCTTGACCTCTTGAAAATACTGTTTGTAAGAGCCTTTTTTGTGTGCTTGTTTAAGTGCCGCATGTTCACTGACTAGCCGTTGATACAGCTCTGGTGTCAGTCCGGAATATTTGTATTTCACGCTCATGGGTGTCACCTCTCTATCACTTTGTGATCTGTGACATATCCCTCTAACGAGATTTCTATAAGTTCTCCAGAACTCCACTTATATCGGCCTTGTTTGACTATAACTGTTGACAGTGTCCGTCTGAACAGCGGGTCCATCCCGCAGACAATAGCCATATCTTTTCTGAAACGGCCACGTTCAAACACCACATCATAGAGTTTTGAGACGTTTTTCATTACTGCTTTCTTTCGCTGCCGCTTGTTCATTGTTCCACCTCTGCCAGTTCTGGATTTGTGTGGATGTTCCCGATGATTTCTCTTGAATTAGCTATGCTGCATAACCGTTCAAAATTATTGCATCTAAGCAAACTATTCGTCCACATTCCTAAGCCAATATTGAATTCGACTACACCGTTCAACGGTCCGTCTTTTGTTCCAAGGATATCTCCTTCAAAGATTTCTTTGCCATTCCTATCTCTGAGCCATGTTGATTGCATTAAAACGATATCATCGAATTTGTAGTAATTTGTCCGTTCGAAAAAGAGCGTCTTTACAGAAATTTCGCTTTTCCCGAAATCGATAGACATAATATCATCAACTTCGTACATTGTTTTATGAATTTTATCCCATGCTCTAAATCTTGGAATCATTGCCCTCGCCCCCTTAAATAGCTAGGGATATCATCCCCAACGTTAACACTGTCGTACTGCTCTTTGCTTACTAGGAACTTACCATAGGCCCCACAATCGATAGTGTAGAGCTTGCCTACCATAGATTTTCCAGTAACCTTGCCATGTAATTCAACAGCATTGTCAGCCTTGTGGATAACTACTGTCTCGATAGGTCTGTTAACCACTCGTAGAACAGTAGTCACGTTAATCGCTAGCGACACCATAAGCAGCACTGTAGCAATAGCTAGGTCATTGTAAATCACTTTCTTTAACGAATGTGCCATTAATCATCTTCCCTTTCCTGTTCTTAATTTCTTCATACGCAATACCAAGACACTCAGTAACATCAAGGTCTAACTGGTGTGCTAGTACGATAATCGTTACTAACGTGTCACCGATTGCATCTTTCAACGCTGCTTGTGACTCCGTGAATTTAGTTGGTTTCAAGAGCACGTCTCGAATTTCTCCGACTTCCTCAGTGATTCGCATCCACTGAATCTTAGGGTCAGCTTGCTTAAGGTTGCGTTTGTCAGCCCAACGGTTGATTTTAGTAATTAGGTTATTCATCCGTTACCTCTTTCACTTCCACGCCTGGGCAATCAAATACCCACCCGAAACCGTTTGCTTCTAGCTCTTTGCGGGTGTGTCTAACTCTAAAACCGTCAATTCTTTCATTTGATGCAAAAAACCATACTTGATTGTCTAAGTTTTGATTAAGGTGAGTAGTGTATCCATCAATCCCTTTTACTCGGACCGTGTAACGTTTTCTTTCCTCGACCTCATAGCCAAACTGGTGCATGTTGACGAGGGTTTGGAAAGCTCCATACTCTGTATTGAGCCATTCCTTAAAATCGCTAGGTTCTTGATTAACCCAGTCTACAAGGTATTCCCATAGTTCGTAATCTATATTTTCTTTGTATTTTTCATACCAATCTGCCACGAATTGCGGCACTACTGGTTTCTCAAAGAATGAGTCATATAAATCTTCTGCATACGATACTGAAATCTTACCTACCTTCGATAGTGTTTGTATTGCTTCATTTCTGTTCATCATTTCGTACTCTCCTTGTAAATGACTAGTGCTGATGTATGGTAATATGTAGCGCTAACACCACTGTCGGCCACGGCTGAAATGTTTGATTGATACTTAATATCAATGATTTCAATTTGTGGATTCTCTTCGATAAACTCATTAATCAAATCGTCGATTTCTTGGTAATTAGTAAATCCATATTCAACCTCTAACCACTTCGTTCTAATCATCAATTTCCTCCATCCAGACAGTAGCGTCTACTGCCATGCTTAACTTTTTTCAACGCTTCAACGTATTTCAGTGCCTTGTCCTTATCTGTAAAATGACACTCCTTAACGTCATCCATCGTTCGTGCTACTCGTACTATCCACCGCATTCGACTAGCTCCACTGTATACATCCTAGAATTACGATATTTGACACCTCTCAAACGATGTAGCTCATTGATAGCGTCGTTTTTGTTGCTAAAAATATGCTCACTGTCTGGCATATTGTCGTAATACACGATTACTTTGTATTTCGTGATTCTGTTTCCTCTACTTCGTAATAATCAATCTTTGCAAAATTCTTAGGACTGATAGTTATTATTCTTTTTTCTGGCTCAATCTGCTGTAACTGAAGACATTGTATATTCCCTACTTCGAGCCATTCCAGCATGTCCAGAATGCGTTTGAGATTTTCTTTCACCGTGATGGTTTCATCCATGTATGGATTTTGCAGTCTAATATTTGTCATATTTCAATTAATTCCCTTCATTTGCTTGCATAGTTCAATCATCTTTCTTAATAATTCTTCATCCGGTAACTGCTCCAGCGTAAGAATCCGATTGAGTTTCTTTGCGTTGATACCTAGCTTGATTGCCACTGCACCTTTTTTTTGATGCGTCGTATAAAACCAGTGTCTAAAATACTCTACACGTTCTAACACTGTTACCGATTTATCGTATGGCTTTGGTGCATATTTAATGCCAGTCATGCGATCAGTCCACCGTTTTACCATTATTTGTACCTGAGACCTCCCTAGCCTTCTCATCTAGGAAATCCCAGATAATATGAAATTGGTTTTTGACCAAAATATCGTTATTGTATTTTTCACAGACCTTGTCGATAGAGACGACTACCCAATTCCAGTATGCAGGGGTGTTGAATCCGACCTGCTGCATCATTTGATTGTTTTCTCTCATCCAATTCGGAACTTCAGTCTCGAAGAAATTAATATAATTCATAGCTCTTCCACCTTGACATATATCCCAACAGTGTCTGACCAAAACTTCTCAACAATCTCACTAGCGACTTGAGCATCATCTTTCCAATACTCAAGATCAGTCATACAATCCTTTAGAAGTTTTTGCAGATTATCTGTATCTGGTTTAGTAGTCTTGTACTGGCCATGAGTCGCTTTTTTGATTTTAGGAAATAACCATTTTACTGTGAGGCGTATAGGCCCTTCAATTTTTTCGTTTGGTGTGTATGGAGCAAGCAAGGTTGTAAATAAGTTTCTAGCTTCTTTCAACTTTTGAGGCTCGTAGAATTGTGGCTTACCATTCACCACAGCGACTTTTTTCTGTTGATGTGTCGTAGTTGGAATTTTTTTCATCGACAAGAAAAACTCAATCATTTTTCCACTACCTCGTTTTTATAATCGACCCCGGTCCATTTTCCAGTCGTAGCGTCATAGGTAATATATCCCGCTGTTTTAAGTTGGTCTTTTACCCAATTCAAAAGAATCGGTTGATTCGCGATCCATTTCAAAACCTCTGAATCTGAATACCAAAAATCTTGACCAGGTAACGTGTGATAAAGTGGAGGCATTTGTTTACCAATATCCAACTTTACCGAATATCTTTTTTTCTTTCGTGCCATAATTTTTTACCTTTTTACTTTTGCACTTTCTTTTTTTTACTTACCACGCTCACGCGCCTAAGTTCAGAGTGAAGGACAGGGTTACAGGGTTACATGGGGGAGTCTTGGGACCCCCATGTTCCTGTACCTGTTCTTCTGAACTCTCAGGGACATTTTCCTAAATATCTCTCCTCACAGAGGGAGATATTCTGTCCCTGATTTTGTCCCTGAACTCTCGGGTTTGTCCCTAGAGCCTCTAAACCGCATGGTTGTGGGATTTCTCAGGGACATTCTCGGGTTTGTCCTTGTCCCTAGAGACACTTCAGGGACACAGGTACATTTTCGGGTTTGTCCCTCAGGGACAGGGACATTCCCGAAGTTGTCCCTCGGGTTTGTCCCTCGGGTTTGTCCTTGTCCCTGTAATGTCCCTGGCTATTTTTTAGGTAAAATTTGGTTGTTTTTCACCTCAAAATCGCCATTATTTTTCACCCATCTTCTGATAGTTTTTTCACTAACTGGCTTATCTTCTGTTGAGAAATATTCCACTACATCGTTCAATTCGACCGGAGTGATTCCGTCAAATAATACTTGCATAGCTGTTGTGAATCTTTCGTCAGCAGTTTTCTTTTTCGATTCATTACCCTTCTTACTGTCGAGATTCTTTTTCCAACCTGGTGCTGCGTCTTCCAATTGGATGTCAGCCAACACTCCAGTAGTGTCCACTTCATGAACTGGATAGCTAAACCACATATTTCGAGGTGGGAATTTAGCAAATTCACGAAGCGTTCCCTCAACTCGCCAAGCACTCGCAATCTCTATACTACGCACAGTGTCTTTTACCTCTTTTAAATAAGGCTCTCGTTTCATAATATCTGGAATACCTTTATCGAAATGTTGTTGCATTTGATATCGACTTTCCAGATCATCGAGACTGACATAGTGTTGGTAGTAGTCGTTTGCTTGTTCTTGCAAGGCCCGTTGATAGATTTTAGCTGTCGCTTTTTCCATTCTTGCGTTGATAATATCTTCGTTAAGGTCTAGCTCGACTAAATCAACCAGAGCGTCTGGGTCACGAGCAAACACTCCTGAGCCGCTAGCTCGGTCCATTGATTTCTTACCACCTTGAGAACCTTTTGAGTGGTGGTGACAGTAGATTACAGCGCACCCTAGCTCAGTAGCTACCTTATCGAATTGATTGGTGAAATGGGCCATTTGGTCTGCTGAGTTCTCGTCACCAGTCAAGACCTTATAAATAGGGTCAATGATAACCGCTTGGTAATTCTTTTTGAGCGAGCGTCGGATAAGTTTAGGTGCTAACTTGTCCATCGGTACAGTTTTCCCACGAAGGTTCCAAACATCGATATTTGCTACACATTTAGGTTCAATCCCCATAGCAGTATAGACGTCTTTGAATCGGTGCAAAGCTGATGGCCTATCTAATTCAAGATTGACATAGAGGACTTTCCCTTGTTCACACTGCCAACCCAACCACTCTCTGCCTTCTGCTAAAGCTATTGATAGCTCGATGAGAGCAAACGACTTACCAGCTTTTGATGGCCCTGCGATTAGCATCTTATGACCTTGACGCAACACACCATGGATAAGCTCTGGGGCTAAATCTGGAAGGTGGTCCCATTCGTCTGCTAACGTTTCAGGATCAGGAAGGTCGTCGTTTAAATCTTCCACCCATTGATACCATTCTTCATAGTTAGCTTTCCCAAGATTTGTGTCAATCAAGAACTGCTTATGCCCATTTCGGATTACTCCAGGCATCCGAGACAGTCGGCTCGGATTTCGGTTTTGGGTATCGATATCAAGTCCATTTTTCTTACAAATCTGATAAATGTAATCGACACGCTTCCGATATTCTTGGTAGTCTCTAGCGTCCACTCGTACTACTGCGTGAAGTGACTTGTGTCCAGAGTGTACTAGTGTCGCAATAGGAAGCTCTAACTCTTTAAATAGAGCGTATTGTTTCCCGAGCTCCATGCTGTCTGATTCTACTAGAGCGTATCTGAAATCAGTGACGTTATCGTTCTTGACACCCTTACCATCCAATGGGTTGAAACGAATCCAGGCACCAGCTTCTTCCTTGTAGTCCCCGAAGACTGCACCAATATCATCGCCATTACTCTGAAGTTCTTTGATAAGCTCTCCGGCAGTCCTGTCGTAATTGCCTTGAGTTGGCTTATAGATTGGTCCGTTCTCTGTTTCAATCGGATAAGTTGATGTGACATAACCAACAAGGTCGGTCATTTCAAACAGCGTTTCAATGTATTTGACAAGATCTTGGACTGGATGCCAATTAATCGGTTCTCGGATTTCCTTTGATTCGACCCAGTTCTTATCTACGATTTGATAATCACGGTCGATTGTAGAATCCCAATCAAGCTCATAGCTTTTGCCTGATTTGTTCATTGGTTCCCAGCCGTTATCTTTTGCCATTTGCGTGATAGTTGCGCCAGTCACAGCACCCCCTCCGTCGTATTGGAAGGTATCCCATTTACTGAAACACTCACCTTTTTTATAACGACTATCTGATTGAGACCAAGTGTCCCAATCCATTGCTGTGTAACCCTCTTGTTTTAGGGCCATTCCTACGTTTACCCACTCTTGATAAGACAATGTAGAAGGATCAATATAATCTAAGAGTGGGATTAAATCAAAAGTACCTTCTGACATTTAATCTCCTTTATTCTGGCTGGTATGTAGCTGGAATGATTCCTTTTGGCATTCTCCAACCGCTAGCAGCAATTCGATTGATCAGATTGCTAGCATCTTCAAATTTCCACATTCCGACATTCCGGAAGCCACGGCCTTCGAGCAATCGTATCTGTCTAGGTGTGGTCAATCCACTGTCTTTGCGTTTATTTAAGCGGTCTAGTAGTTTGCCAGCTTTTCCAGCATTCCCGATTTCTTCGGTATAGATTCCGAATTTTTCAAGCGCTTCAAGTTGTTTTTCTGAAGGTGGAGCCATTTCCCAACCGAATGATGGGACATAGTCCGCTAAGTCTTCAGCTTGGATTGACATTTCAAACTGCAATGGATCCACAAGCTTGCGCTTCTTCTTACGTTGTTCTGCGAGTTGTTTAGCGAGAGCTTCTTCTCTCTCGGCTACCACATCCTTGCTAGCTTGCTCTTCAGCGTCCAGCAGACTGAACTCAACCTCAGTATCTTCAGCCATGTTTTCAGTCATTTTTTTAGCGACTTCTGGACTGCTAGCAATTAAGTGAGCTGGTCTGCAAAGTTCATGGCGCTCAGTGTGCCATAGGAAATCGAGTAGTAATAGATTTTCCTTCCCTGGTGCAAGGCGTGTCCCACGTCCCACCATTTGGCTATACAAAGCACGGACTTTTGTCGGTCTCAACACAACCACGCAGTCTACTGTTGGGCAATCCCACCCTTCAGTTAATAGCATCGAGTTACACAAGACATTGTATTTATCCTTGTCGAATTCTTCCAGGATTTCAGCACGATCCTTGGATTCTCCGTTCACCTCGGCGGCTCTAAACCCCTTCTCGTTTAAGATATCTCGGAATTTCTGCGATGTTTTTACTAGGGGCAAGAAAACGACTGTTTTTCTGTTTTTGCACTGTTTAACCATCTCGTCTGCGATTTGTTCGAGATAAGGGTCCAGAGCTGTTCCGATTTCACTGGCTTTAAAATCGCCACCTTGTTGACTGACCGTTGACAAGTCAAGCTCAAGAGGGATTGTGATAGCTGTGATTTTTGACAGATACCCTGATTTAATAGCGTCGACTAATGGGTATTCATAAGCTAAACTATCGAAATAGCTGCCTAGATTTCGCATATCACCACGGTCTGGCGTGGCTGTGACACCTAAGACGTTAGCTTCTCCGAAATGTTCTAGCACACGTTGATAGCCGTCTGATATAGCGTGATGAGCCTCGTCGATGACAATAGTATCGAAGTGATTAGGTGGGAACTGACTGAGTCGTTTCTCACGCTGCATGGTCTGTACTGAACCAACGACAACACGAAACCATGAACCAATTGAAGTGTTTTCAGCTTTTTCTAGGGCTGTTCCTAGCCCTGTAGCCGTCATTAATTTATCACTGGCTTGTTCCAAAAGTTCTGAACGATGAGCGAGAACAAGGACACGTTCTCCCATCTTGACACGGTCTTCTATAATTTTTGAAAAGACGATGGTCTTACCACAGCCAGTGGGTAGGACAAGTAGCGTGCGCTTCCTGCCCTCCTTCCACTCTTGCTGTACTTTAGCCCTTGCCTCTTCTTGGTAAGGTCTAAGTTGCATTAGAATCCTCCGAATCCACCACCGTTAGGTGCTTGTTGAGGTTGTTGATATCCTTGGTTTTGTTGAGGTGCCGCTTGGTAGTTAGGCGCTTGCTGTTGAGGAGCTTGTTGTCCACCACCTTGGGCAACATTAGCATTTAATACTTTTGTCCAATCAACACTGTCGGCGTAGATCATTTGTTTAACGTCGTTATATACAGTGTCTTTGTATGTACGATTTCCGACACGGCACACTCCTGTTGAACCTACAACGGTATTCCAATTCATTTGAAGTGGTTCTCCGTGTTTCTTTTGCCCGATGGCTCCGAAGAATGCTGAGAGCATCCCTTCAGTAGAAGAGTGCAAGAATAGATTGTGTGTCATTGTTGCAAGACCTTCTTCAGTCTCAACTTGGATTGTGATGATCGCTTTGTTACATGCTGGTAGTTTCCCTGGATTCTGCGGATTCGGAGTGTGACGTCCGCGTTCGAAGTTTGTTACAGTGAAGACGTAATCGCCGGGAGTTAGTGTGATGAACTCCTTAGCATCTTCTTGAATAGTGTCGTCCCAGCCAAATTCACGTTGAAAGTTATTGTTAAGTGTAGTCATTGTTTATATTCCTCCTAAAATTCTGATCCACGGATTTCTTTTACCATTTCAAAGACACGGTCCCAAGTAGCTACTAGAGCCCCGTCGATGAATGATTTGTCGTACATTGATATAGGTGTTTCGATAGGGTAGTAACCTTTAGAGGCTACAGCTTGTTGAAGTTCTTGTTCGGTGACCTGGTTAGCAATCATTAGGTCACGAAGAGCAGGCTCGATGAATGGAGCGGGCTCTTGATAAGCTCCACGTTCCACTGGTGCAGGGTTGACCGGCTCTTGTGGTTCTGGAGTTGGTGTTTGAGTTTGAATAGGTGTTTCTTCCACTGGCGCTGGAGTTGGTTCCTTAGGTGCCGTCGGTGAAGTCTGTACCTCTACTGGTTGCTGTGCAGTTTGGACATTATTGAAGATATGAGCAATTCCAGCGTAGTCTAGCGTCAATTTATTGGGTAGATTGTGACGATTCTTGGCATCCCAAGCTGGGTGATGTTGTGTGTACATGACACGTTGTCCACCTTGTGCCTTCGATTTCTTAGATTTTTCATCAGTCATTACGATTGTTTCGTAGTTACAGAATAGAACCATGTCAGCCCACTCTTTAACCAATGGCGCTGTCTGTGAACTTGTTTTCTTACCGAGCTTGAGCTCGTAACGGTCATAGCTACCCATTTCGTCGGGTTGAGTGAAGGTCTTAATCTGAGCGTGTGCAGTAAGGACAACATTAATTCCTAAATCAATCAATTCGCTTAGACTGTTTAGGAAACGACCGATTTCTTCACGGACGTAGGTATATCCATTACCCCAGCCAAAATCTTCGATTCCCTTCTTGCCGTGCTGAGCACACACAGATTCAACTGCTAACGACTCGGCCCAATCGATTGTATCGATTACCAGAGTCTTGCATGAGTCGGGATTTGCTTTAATGAAAGCAATCTCGTTCATTAACATGGTCCAGCTTGATGGCTTATCCAATCTAGCTACCTCCATATTGTCTGTAGAACCTTCCGTGTCGATAAACACAGAGTCTGGAAACTGAGCTGCAAAACTTGATTTTCCGATACCTTCAGGCCCGTAGATAACGACCTTTTGTGCTCTGGCTTTAATACCTCTTGTGATTTGCATTAAAATCCTCCTTGCCATGATGGCGTTTGTGGTGTTTTGGTTTCAGCTTCTGTTGTTGGCTGATGCGTCTTGTTGTCGAGACTATAGCCGTCTTCGATGATAATTGAGCATTCATCACCAGTCGACACTCTCGTTGCAATAGCTTGTAGACCTTCATTCTCAAGCCATTTTCCAAATTGGTCCAATGTGATTTGGTCCATTTGTTCGAGTTTGTCGATTAAAACAAAGCCACAATCCGGTTTTAGTTTTCGGACGATTGCGGTCGCTACCATGAGTTGTTGAGAACCCGACATGTTATCCCACTCTTGACCGAGATAGAGAAGTTTGCCACCGTTGACAGATAGTCCTTCGAGCGGCAAGTCGGCATTGGTTAACAGGTCACGTTTGTCTTTTCGAACATCTTCGATTTCGCTAGATAATCTGTTGTATTCTTCACGTTGGACTCTAGCTTCTTCTTCAGCTTTTTCTTTATCGAGGTTAGCTCGAACCTTTAGGTTGATTTGCTCGATATTAGCGATATTGCTTTCGATTTTTTCTGTAGATTCATCAATAAGGTCAATCGTTAAGTCGGTAGCAATTTGAAGGTCGTTTTCAAGAGTTTCTAATTCTGCTTGAGCTGCCTTCAATTGTTCTGACAAACGGTTAACTTCAGCAAGTTTGCCTTCGTAGGCAGTTTTAATCTGCTGAGCGTTTTGACGTTTGCAAGCATTCTCTCCATTTTTTGCTAACACTTCTTGCTGCTCTGCAATCAGGTCTGCAATGGAAATCAACTCTTTTGGTGCGTCTGGATAATAGGTCTGTTCTTTTGCGAACTTTTCCTTCTGGTCAGCAATTACACCGATAGCATGGCGCTGATCATATAACTGCTTCTCTTTGATTTCTAATTCGGCTAATTGAGGACCAACCCCGATTATTTGCAAAAGGATGTCAGCTTTCTCTTTAGCTGTGCTATCCATAAATTTCGGGAGGTTGATGGCCAATTCCTCAACGAAACTATCAAGAAGTTGTTGACCGCCTTTATTACCGTTCGGATCAATTACTTTCAGAGAACTATTCTTTCCTTTTCTCTCAACAATCAATCCATTTGACATGGTAATTTTAAGAGACGGAGGAACGACAGAACCTTCACGAGCTGCCTTGCTAGGTTTAAATCGATTTCCACCAAGCGCCCAAGCAATAGAATCTAGCACGCTTGTTTTACCTTGGTTGTTTTTCCCACCAATTACCGTTAGGCCGGTAGGTGATGGCTCGACCTTGACTGCTTTGATTCGTTTGACATTTTCGATTTCAAGCTTATTTATCGCGATGCTCATTTACTTACCCCTCCTCTTTTTCGTCACGTTTCTTAAATCCAAGAGTAAGACCAGTGATACCCGCTGCAATTACTACTAATCCAAGAGTGCTAGCAATTCCTTCTTTCTCTCCAGTATTAGGGAGAACACCACTGTAAACCGTTGTTTTTGGTGTCTCTTTGCTAACTGGTTCGAGGTTGTAAGATACTGCGACAGATTGTGCTGCTTTGTTATCTACGGGATTATTAGGCACCTCTTTTGGTGTGCTAGGTTTTTCTGGTGTAGGTTTAGTTGGTTCCTCTGGAATTTCCAACTCTGGCAAGTCCAAAACTGGTGCATCAAATGGTACGACACCGCCTGACCATTCAGGTTTATCAATGCTTGGTGCATCGAATGGAGTTGTTCCGCCATGCCATTTGGGTTTATCATACTGTGGCGCATCATTAGGAATAACGCCCCCGTTCCATTCGGGCTTATCGTATTTCGGAGCGTCGAACGGTACTGTTCCACCGTTCCACTCTGGTTTTACACGTTCTTCAGGAATACCCGGAATGCCACCGTTAAATTCAGGGATTTCAACTTTTGGAGCTTCACGAGGAATTTCAAATGTTGGTTCAGGCTTGTTTTCACCACTGGCATCGCCTTTACCACCGACAAGTTGAACATAACTGTATGAGATAGCACCGTCTGACTCAGCTTTCAACTCAACCTTATTGGTTGGGTTTACGCTTTCTTTAACCGCGTTAATCAATTTAGTTTTATAGTTAATATAAATCATATAATCAAGGCGATCCATTTTAATTGTGAAACCGTGGTCTGATTTACTGATTGATTTTACTAAATCCATAGCAGAACCTTTATCAATCCAAGGGTCTACGCTTTCAATCGATTTGATTTCGAAGTAATTATCAACAAGCTTTTGATTATCACTCATCTCATCAATGATTGTGACGTAATTCAATAGACGTTTAGCGTAGTTAATACGAGCAGTCCAGTTGATAACAGTTGGGTCATTCTCGTCTTGGCTGCCCCATTTAGAAAGTAATTCATCTTTACCGATTTCTTGCTCTTTGCCGATGTTGACAGTGATCACTGTCCCATTGAAGTTTACTGTGACCGGCTTGCCACTTTCGACCTTGTCTGTCCAAGTAGCGTCCATTTTAAGACTCATTTGCTTGTTAAGCGGATGAGATGCAAAGTAGTTGTTAAATACAGTAGTCACAGTATTGCTTGCTGTGTCTGTAGTAGCTTTACCAACAACTTGCTTGTCAGGATTGTAAACATCAAAGTCAAAGTTAGTTTGAAATTTCACTTCTTCAGGTAAAGTGAACTTAACCTTATCCCCTTCATTGATAGCCATATCGTCAGGGAATTTTACATCCTTGTATTCCACTGCGAAGCCTTGGTATTTACCAGTTCCTTGAGACTGGTCAACCTCAACATTAGGGTTAGATACTTGGATAGTGTCACCCTCTTTAACGAATGTAGTAGGTTGCGCTTCGACTGGCGCTGTAGTTTCTGCCACTGGTTGCGCTACTGGTGTTTCTGTAGCAACCGCTGGAGTTTCTACTGGAGTAGTTTCGACTGGTGCTGGTGTTTCAGCTACTGGTTGAGATTCTACTGGTGCCGGTGCCAAAAATTTTGGTGTTTCCGTCACTGTTTCGCTAGGTGTTACCGTAATATTGCCAGCATTGTCAGCCGTATAGACATTAGACACCGCTGGTTGAGTATCTGCTACTGGTGTAGCAGTTTCATCCGCTGATACTGAACCAGCTCCAATAAGCAATGCTGTAGCAAGTGCGAGCGTTCCGCACAAGCCAAATGCTTTGCTTTTAGTGAATCCAGTTTTTGCGATTGTTTGAGTGTTGAATGATTTCATGGTATACTCCTTGTATAGATGTTTTTTCTTGCACAGGCCCTTACCTGTGCTTTTTTAGTGCTTCAATCCGCACCCATAGCCCACCGTGTCATGTTTCAATGTTTTATTAGACTTATGAATGGGAAATTTAGGAAAAAAGTAATTTAGTAAAGATTTTTTTGGGAAAAAATTATGGGTATAAGTTACACTCCACGGTGAGCCGTGGCTACGGATTGAAGATGGTAATATTATTTTTTAAGATATTTCTGTTTTAGTCGTTCTTGTTTTTCTTCTTCAGTTTCGACAACTTCAAAGAAATAATCTTTTTGTTTTGGTTTCTTTTTACCGAACAAGAATTTTAGTAGATGTTTCAAGTTATCACCCCACTAATTGATCTAATGGCAATCCGTGGTCAGCGTTGAACTCTCGGACCTTTTCGTCGAGCATTCTGTGTGGGCGAACTTCATAGACTTCTACTTGTTCTTGCTTCTTGCTCCAAATCCAGTTAAAAATTTTCATGTTGTTTCTCCTTTAATTTAAAATTTCACCGTTGCTGAACACTCCGAAACATGTCCCGTCTTTCATGATGACGTCAACCCAGATGTGATGAGCACCATTTCTGTCAAAACGGATGTCGTCTGTTAGAAAGGCTTTTTTGATGCCAAAGCTTTTGAAAAAGCTAACCATGCCTTTATTTGTTTTTAGGTTTCTCATATTTTTTTCCTTTCTTTTCCCTAACCGCACTAGAGAACTAGTGAGGATTTTTTTTATAGATTTATATATTTAAGGAGACAATTATGAATATCAAATCGTTGTAGTTTTTTTGGTTGGTATTGCTTATATCTCCTCACTAGCTCACTTCTGCGGCTAGGGATGTTTTTCTAAATGTCCAAAATATCGTGTATTCTGCACGTAGCGACGAAATCGATTGCTACGTCTTGAAACAGATCTTTACATTTACTGTCTGGTGTGTCTGGTTTGCTACAAACATCTCTATACATCAGACATATTGTGTCGATATTATCAAGCTCGTCTTTTGCTTTTTTTGAGACATCCATCGTCTGATTGATGTAAAGAATTAACTTTGTAATGTTGTCGAGAGCAGGGATGCCACCTTCCATCTTGTGGAAGTCTTTCTCAAATTGGATAGCGCACGCTACCAACCTCTTGGTGTAATGATTGTTTTTCATGTTTTGCTCCTTGATGTTATTTGAATCTGTTTCTAGTTTTCCATTCAATGAAGGACTTAAATCCTTCGTAGTTGATAAAAACCAGTTTATGCGTCGGGTTGAATACGTAGTCTCGGAAATCTTTGTTGTCCCTCATTTCTCGAATAAGGTTCTTTGCCATCGACTTCCCTAGACCTTCCCACCTCTGCATGAGGTGGTCGTAGTCTCCCCACTCAGCCGTTTCATTTGCTCCGACTGGTCTATAGGTTATTTCCATTTGTTTAAGCTCCTTTCATAATTTTAATTATTTAGTTCAAGTTCTTGAACTTCATAGTTAAAAAAATATTCAACAATCTCATCTTTTGAGATTTCTAATAATTTAGCAGCCTTCACAATTTCGTCTTGTCGCCACTTTGCTTTTCCATTGATTTTGAATGAAATCGTTGTTGGAGTTAAGCCTATAGCATTTGCGAAATCTTCTTGATTTCCGTATTTTTCTCTGATACGACCTTTTAATTTAGAGTAGTCAAATCTCATTGAGTTCTCCTTTCTAAGTTCAATCTCTTGAACTTTATGGTTTTATTTTAATCCTTATCTTTTTGTTTGTCAATAGTTTTTGTTCAATTTTTTGAACTTTTTTTAGATTTATCTTGAACTTTTTTATTTTCTACTATATAATAAAGCCATGAAGGAAAAGGAAAAAAATATGAAAAATACTACTGCTTCACGTTTGCAACAAGTGATGAGCGAACGAAATTTAAAACAAGTTGACGTAATTTCCCTTTCGAAAGTGCATCAAAAGGAATTGGGCGTAAAACTTGGAAAGAGTGCTTTGTCTCAATACATCAATGGAAAATCAACACCAGACCAAGAAAAGTTAGTGCTACTTGCTAGAACGTTAGGAGTATCTGAAGCATGGCTCATGGGGTACGATGTTCCTATGACGAAAGAGCAACCACAACCAACCAACGCCCACGACATCGACAATATCATAGCAAACGCTATGATGTTCGATGGTAAACCACTAACTGATAGTGATAAACGTGCCATTCGTGGCATAATCGCTGGCTATATGAGTAGTAAGGAGAAATAAAACTTATGGAGAAAGAATTGCTTGAGCAATTCAATGTCTCTATCTGTGAGTTTAGTTCTAACGAGTGGCCACGAGACGGATTCCTAGACACTGTTAACCGTGTGGTTTACATCAATAAGGATTTAGCTCCAGAAATACGTTTAAAGGTAATTCTACATGAGTTGGGCCACCTAGAGCACAATTCTAAAGACTATGAGCGTTTGCGTGAGAAATACGAAGCTCACGCCAATAGAGACATGATCCGTGGATTGCTCAAAAATGAATCCTTGGATGATTTTAACTACGTACGTTTTATGAAAAAATATAATCTCACCACAATTTGTGATGAGACATTTGTAAAAGACGAATATCTAAAACTAAAGGAGATTGAAAA